CGGACGACCTGTAGAAGGGCCTGAGGGTCTTCCAGTGCTTCCTCCGCGACCACCTCCACCTGGGGGAACGATATCTCCAGGTCCACGGTATTGACCACCATGTGCATGTAGCGTAACACTAAGTAACGCAAGTGTAACAAGTTTCATAAACTTAATCATAACTTTCTCCTGAACTAGTAAATATACAAGGAGTGTGCCATGCTGTTAAAAATGAAATTTGGAATCCGCCCCGTCACTAACTGTGCGTCTGGTTGTTGACTGGTTGTCACTTACCATACATTAGCGGATACATTTTAAGGTAAATAATCCAGGTCGTTGCGGCTCCGAAGCAACCATCGAAAAGGAGTCGCAACAGGTAGGATGTTTCGACCTTGGAGAAAGGATCCCAGAAGAGACCACCCCAGAATACCCCTACCCAGAAACCTGTACACAGCATACAGTTGATGAGTTTGTGAAGGAACCCTACCTTTACCAAGGCATTTCTAACTGGTTCGAAAAGAACCGAACTAACCATGATAGTGGTCATGCCATAAACAGCCATGATCCAAATCAAAACACTTACTAAATATTCCATTAAGGTAATCCGTGAGTTTTATCTGTAGGTAGTTTAGCGTACTGGACAGTCCCAGCATGGTATCTCATAAATTTTTCTTTAGCAGTAAACCAACCTTCTCTCATTATACCAGGAGACTCATGCATTGCAATGATTGGAACCACATAATTTGAGAAACCATCCATGTGCGCTTCGTAGGTGAGGTGAATATCGTAAAAGTCCCACCCCGTCTCTAGATACTCTGGCTGGTCCAGTCCAATCTTTTTAAGATTCCCATAAGTTATGGCTAGGAAGCAACCATCCATGACAACAGCCTGTCCACTCTTACCAAAATAATTTGGTGTCATCATCTGGTGGGTATTTCCTTGGAATACAAAACCCCTTGCATCTCCCGTATTTCTAGCGGTCCACCACCCGCTTTCTCGTGGGATGTAGCAAGACCCAGCCAGCCCTAAGAAGCCAACTCCAGGCTTTCTTGCCAATTTAAGATAAGTGATTACATCTTCTGGCTTAGAAAGTATGTCTAAGTCATCATGACATAAAACTATAATATCTCCATCTTCAAGAGACATTTTCTTAAAGAAATCTACATTGTCTTTATGACCTTGATAAATAGATGTAGCATCGTAAGTAACATTGATCCTAAAGGACTCGTTAGAGTTACAATACTTTATAAGGTTTTCTAAAGATTTAGGTTGCTTATCTTTTCTACTACACACAGAAAAATATATCATGAATAATAATAGCGAAGACCTTGAAAAGATCGCTGAGGAATTTAAGAAATGCTCTCGTAGTTGCGAATATTTTACAAATAACTACATCAAAGTCGTTCACCCGATGCGGGGCATGGTCAACTTTAAACTATACCCCTTCCAGTCTAGAATCCTAGATGAGTTTCAGGATTACAGACTAACCATCCTGCGTAAGTTCCGACAGGCTGGATGTACCACACTGATGGCTGCGTATGCCCTTCACTTTTGCATCTTTGGTACAAACAAGAGAGTTGCGATCTTGTCTAAGGGTGATGCAGAAGCTAAAGAAGTTATTTCTCGCATAAAAATCATGTATGAGGAATTACCCTTCTGGATGAAGCCTAAGACTACCCGAGATAACGATCACACACTTTCTTTTGAGAATGGATCCTCTATCCAGTCTAAAGCTTCAGGAAAGCAGTCAGGACGCTCTATATCAGCCTCTCTGCTCATTTTAGATGAGGCAGCATTCATTGAACACATTGATACTATTTGGGCCGCTGTAGGCCCTACAACGTCCACTGGTGGTCGTGTGGTGTGTCTCTCTACGGTTAACGGTATTGGTAATTGGTTCCACAAGATGTACACACAAGCAACGGAGGGTGATAACGGCTTCCATCCAATTGACATTACCTGGAATGAACACCCTGAATACAAAAGACATCCAGGCTTTGAGTGGCTTTACGAACAGATGGAATCCTGCAATCCTCCGATCAATGTTGATAAGTGGGAAGAACAAACCAGACGTAAACACAGCTACAAAGAATGGTTACAAGAATATGAGGCTAGCTTCCTAGGTACAGGTGAGACTTATATTGAAGGTGAAATACTACGTAATCTGAAGGAGAATTGCAGGAGCGATTACTGGATAAAGTATAACAATAAAATGCGTGTTTGGGAGGATCCTAAACCTAATCACGAATACGTCCTAGCTGCTGATCCTTCGATTGGTCGTGAGAGAGATTACTCAGCCTTCCATATTATTGACATCTATAATGGTAAGCAGGTTGCTGAGTTTTACTCTAACCGAACTCCAATTAATGAGTTCGCTAAAATCATAGCAGATGAGGCTAGGCTTTACAACACTGCTTTTGTATGTCCTGAGAGAAATGGCATTGGTAATAACCTAATTTACTTCCTACAGGAAGAGCTAGAATACGAGAATCTGGTGATGGATGAGAAGCGAGAGATCGGCATAATGATTACTCAGAAGAATAAGGAGAATCTGCTCGCTGATCTGGAGCACAGTATCCGATCAGGTAAAGTTTTAATTAACTCAGACAGGTTGATCAACGAGCTTCTTACTTTCATTATGGATCCCGAAACAGGCAAGGTGAAGCCAGATACCAATTGCCACGATGACTTAATTATGTCCTTTGCGACTGGGATTAAAGTTTTTAATAACTTAAGAGGGAATGCCTTCATAGAAAAGGCAGAAGATAAAACTTATATCCCCCCAGACATCCAGAACGCTTATACATATAAGGTGAAGACCTCTACAAATGAGCTTACTGAAGAGAATATTAAATGGCTGATCGGAAAATAAGAGAAGGGGCAGAGGGATTTTCCCAGTTTTCGGATCCTCAGCAACCATATAACAAGCCCTTTGGCTTGATTGGCAGGTTTTTTAAGAAATTCTTTGCCAGAGAGGTTGAGGACTTCCGAGACGATCAATATGTAGATCCCGTCACAAAGAGGAAGGTAGCTGCTCCAAAGCCCTTGCAGGGAGATGCGCTACAGCAGAAGGAAGTAATTAAGATTGCTTCTGAGTTTAACCACGAAAAAACATTCTACCCGATCTTACCACAAGTAGAGCACGATCGGAAGAGGCGATACAAAGAATATGAGGATATGGATGGGTATCCTGAGATTTCCTCAGCCTTTGATATTTACAGTGATGACTGCACTCAGGAGAACGTGGATGGGTCTCCTTGGAGAATTGAAACTGATAACGAGATGGTCAAACAGGACATTTCTAAAATGTTTGACCAAGTTAACTTAGACAGATATCTTTGGGACATCTCCAGAAACGTGGTCAAATATGGTGATTTGTTTATTGAGACCATCATTGACTTAAACAACGCTAAGAGAGGCGTGCAAAGAATTAAGATCCTTAACCCTACATACATCTTCCGTGTGGAAGACGAGTTTGGTTACCTTAAGCAATTTATTCAAGAAGTTCCAAAGAAGAATGATTACTCAAGCTATGGGTCTATTGGTCCTAAGCTTGACGATACTCACATGATCTCTCTGGATCCAGGTCAGATTGTTCACTTTAGATTACACACTTCTGACCCGACCCACTACCCCTATGGTAAATCTATTGCGGCTGCTGCCAGAGTAACCTACAAGAGTTTGAAGATGATGGAGGATGCGATGCTCATCTACCGTCTTGTTCGCGCTCCTGAGCGTCGTATCTTCTACATTGATACTGGCTCGTTGCCTGCTTCTAAAGCTGAGATGCACATCAAGAAGCAGATGGATAAGTTTAAGAAGCGTAAGAGTTACAACTCGCAAACGGGCAACATCGAAGAAAACTTCAATGCACTTGCTGCTGACGAGGACTTCTACATCGCAGTAAATGGTAAAACTTCGGGCACCAAGATTGAAACACTCAAGGGCGCTGAGAACTTAGGGGAAGTTGACGATGTTAAGTACTTCAGAGACAAGCTTCTCGCTGCGATGAAAATCCCGAAGGATTACATTGTTGAGAAAGACAATGCTCCCGAAAGAAAAGCCAACCTTTCACAGTTGGATGTTAAGTTTGCTAGAGTTATCACCCGAATTCAAAAGTCCCTTGAAATTGGGTTAGAGACCTTGGCCAAGAGACACCTCATGCTTAGGGGCTACCCTAGCACTCTCATTGACGGTGTGAAGGTCCGCCTTCCGGCTCCTTCTGACATGGCGATCAAGAGGTACCTTGAGACGGATGAGCAGAAAACTCGCGTTGTGCAAGCTGTGAAGGGTCTTGGCATCTTCCCAATGAAGAAAATCTATAAAGATTACTACCAGCTTTCAGACGAGGAAATCGATGACATCGAGACTGGCTTGAAGGAAGATCAGAGTAACCCGGTCTTTGGAGCGGTCGCTGCTGGGATGCCTGGGGGTGCTCCACCTCAGCCGGGTATGGAAGAAGGGGCTCCTCCTCCAATGGCAGAATCTGAGCAATTAGACTTTGATTCTATGAAATCCCTAGCCTTAGAAGCTGGATGTGATGATGAATTGTTGGTTCTTTTGGAAGACTTTAAAACCAAGAGCCATTTTAACAAACAAGACGCAGAAGAACAGTCTAAATAATTTTGATGAAGCTTTTATATCATGTTAACGAATCTTATTGAAAATCGTGGAAAAGAGTTCAGTAACCTCATTAAAATCGGGGATTACTTAGCTAGAACTTTAAGGGAAAACGTCGAAATGTTTGGCGTTGAGGATGGCGTGGTGACTTACTTAACCGAAACTGGTAATGTCATCAGTGGAAAGTATTCGTTTAAGCCTGTCTTAAAGCTTACCAACATCCAAGTTGAGGACGCTAGTGTCCTTGAGGATAAGAAAGTTTACGAGTCCTCGGTTGATAAGAAAGTTTCTGAAGTGCTGTTCAGCCTCTTAGAGGACGACTACCAGGAAGCTGAAGGTTCGTTTGATAAGATCTTGTCGCTGTTTGAAGCTAAGATGTCTTATGAAAGAATCAAGAACCGTCTTGAAGAGAAGGTTCAAAGATTTGGAGAGCAGACCTCGGTAGTCACATCCAAAGAGTTTGGTAGACTTTTCGAGATGAAGGATCAGCTTGTTGAGTTCTTAATCGAGAACAGAGACACGGTTCAAACTCCTGGTATTCAAAATGGTATGAAGCTTGCTGCATTAGTTTCGACTTCTTTCGAGCTTCCCAGAATGAGCACTGAGCAGTTACAAGAAAGCAAGGTTTTTGAGGTTTGCCCCAAGGGGAAAGTCGATCTCTACGAGTACCTTTGCAGAAAGGAATTGGTTCAGAAAGAAATCATGGAAGCCAAGCAAGGCTTTGAAAAGATTTGGATAGACAACGAGCAAGTGCATGAGCTTGCCTCGATGGTCTTTGAGAGTGATGAAGAGGCTATCCGCCATCAAGTTGCTCAAACAATTACTGAGGTTCCCTACTTTGCTTTAGCGACAAAGAAGCAGATCTCTGAAATCCTTCGTAATGCTCTGTCCATGAACGAGACAACTGTTAAGAGCAAGGATCTTAACATGTTCGCCAGTGATGTTTATCGCATGAAGAAGCCTGTCAAGGGCTTTGTGATTGATACGTTGAATGAGAAGTATGGCATCGACATCAAGAAGCTTACTGATATCCCCACCTTCAGAAGCTTGGCTTTAACTGAGGCGGAGTTGCTCATCGCTCTGGCCAAGAAGACTCCTGAAGGTTCGGTCCTTGAGAAAACTTTATTAGAGCTTGCAAGCATTCTCCCCGCTAAGGATGGTGCAGAGACTATTGACCTCGCTACGTTCTTAAGCGAAATGTTCGCTGCCGCTGATTACACGGAGAGCTTGAACGAAAACAGCTTAATGAACTACATGGATTTCTCCAAGGTCGCTGAAGATCTCGGTAAGATTGGCGATGTCCTCAAGATGCTCTCTCCTAAGCTTCAAGACTTAGCAGACGGTGAGATGGATATGGAAGGTGAAGGTGGTGAAGAAGAGGCAGATTTAGGCTCTGAAGACCCCATGGATAGCGGCTCCGAAGCCGAGCCTAAGATGGATGCTGAAGAAGCTGCTGCTGAAGTCCAAGACGAAGAAGCCGCCGCCGCTGAAGGTATGGAAGGCGCAGAAGAAGAGGCAGAAGAAGAGGAAGAGGACGAGACTCCTGAGGGTGATGTTGAGCCTGACGAAGAATCGAAAACTCAAGAAGAAGTTATGGATGCTCTGAATCAACTCGAAGATCTGTTATCTGGTATTCTGAAGGACGACGACGAAGAGGACGATGACAAAGATCCTGAGCAATTTAAAAGCTAAAGGAGATAGTTAGTGTCTGATAAAAAATACGCTTTAACGCTGGGTTACAACTCAGACGGGGACGCAGATAAGCTTGCAGAAGTGCAGGCTTCTGCACTACAAGTCAGTTCTTTTGACCTTGCCGATGTTGCTTCCAATCACGCCCCTTCTCAATATCAAGTATTAGCTTGGTCTGCTGTTGGTGATGGTTCTTTTATTTATGCCCCGTCTACTATTACCGCTGGGGGTGGTGGTGGTGGGTCATTTACCTGTGGTGATTTAGCTAGCTGTGATTTAAGTGCTCTAAGAAATGTCTGTAATGATGCGGTTGCTGCTAACGGTCAGGTCTATGCTTGGAATGGTACTCAGTTCTGCCCATCTACCTTACAGTTTGTCCCGACACAGGGAACAGCTAATACTACAGTAAATCCAAAACTTATATTTACTCAAGCCCCTGAGGCCCAAGCTGGCTTTAGTGTCACTTCTGTAGGTCTCAACGTTACTGGCCCGACTTCATTTAACACGACACCTCAGGTAAATGGCACTGATGTTGTAGTTGACTCAGACCTTACCCCTTATCTCACAAAAACAGAAGCTAATGGATTCTCCTCTACGCTGCTTCCCACAAATGAAGCAGCAGGCTTTTCAGCAACCTTGTTACCCACAGCAGAGGCTACTGCATTTTCCGCGACTCTTCTACCTAAAACAGAAGCCGCAGGTTTCTCCTCTACGCTCCTACCAACAGCAGAAGCCACCGCATTCTCTGCTACTCTTCTACCTAAAACAGAGGCTAACGGATTCTCTTCTACGCTTCTGCCAACGGCAGAAGCAGCAGGATTCTCTGCTACGCTTCTACCTAAAACAGAAGCTAATGGATTCTCTTCTACGCTTCTGCCAACGGCAGAAGCAGCAGGATTCTCTGCTACATTGTTGCCTAAAACAGAGGCTAATGGATTCTCTTCTACGCTTCTGCCAACGGCAGAAGCAGCAGGTTTCTCGGCTACATTGCTACCAACAGCAGAAGCTAACGGATTCTCTTCTACGCTTCTGCCAACGGCAGAAGCAGCAGGTTTCTCATCCACACTTGTAGTCAGTTCAACGGCAGGTACAAATGAGATTTATTACAATAACGGAACAGGGCCTGATGGTATAACAACAACTGCTGGCTCTAGGACTCTTATAGGTAGTGACGCTAGGGTTAGGGATCTTTCTGATACCGCTGACACGGATCCTACAGCGGGTCAGATTCTTCAATTTAGAGGTGGTAGTTACAGTCCAGTCGATCTACAGATGCAGTTTGGTGGAATCACTGTGCAGGGATTGACAGCAGGCACTAATAATTTCATAGTTAGTAATGCAGTTTTAACTCCTCCTGGAAGCACTGGTAAAGGTGACTCTACCACTAACTCTTTCATATTCTTTTCAGGGACAGACGCTTCGGCTACTGAGTTTGTAGGCGACAGGTTCGGGAGAACTTGGGTGACCGGCCCTAATCAAAATATTGTAAACGGTAATTTCCTTGTATACTTCTCCTCCACCGATGCAGCTTCGGGAACAGCGGCGACGGAGTTATATGGGGGACCTGCTCAAGTTCTCCATAGGCAAGTTGGAGCACCTATAGCATCTTCCAACTCTACCAGCCTTGCAGAGCTTGTATCATATACTCTTCCTGCTAACCACCTAGCAGTGGGTGATGTTGATATCGTAGTTAGAGGTCGTCAACTTGCACAGGGTTCAAACCTTAGATGGAATTTTAAAATAGGTGGAACCAATATACTTAATTCTTCAATATCTCAAGGTACCTTCTCAGACTTTACGACTTATACTATGCATATTCAGATATCTAAAACAGCTACCGATAAGCAGTTAGTGACCGCTAACTTTAGACAATCAACAGGCACAGGGTCATCGGCTGGACGAGGTAGTTGGGCAGGAATCCACCGAGATGGACAAATTACAAATGATAGTGCTGCTGCTGATGAGAGCACTAATTTAACCTTATCTCTTGAGGCTCAACAGTCTGATGCGGCGCAAACAGTTACCGTGGATCATTTTAGAGTTACACTGATGCCCGACCCTATCTAACCTAAAAGCATATCACCACGTTTAAGTGAGTTGAACAGGCGAGTGTAGAAAAGTTCACGAAGAGAGTCTAACTCTCTCATTACGCTTGTTATATTTCTGGTTGTCGCTTCGGTAATTTTCTTCTCTTCCTTAAGTGATTTAAGAATATCAATACAAGCATCAATGGAGTTTAATTGATCCTTGGTAATTTTGTTGATAGTATCAACCTGTGCTTCTTTTGTAATAATATCAGAATCGGACATTGTGAACCTCGAACTTTAATCGTTTGTAGTGTTTAACACGTTGCTTAGAGTGCTCCTCAAGATAGGGCACCCTGTCATAGAAGTCGTAAAAATACATAGTATCCTTACCATCTGCCTTACGTATACCTCGACCTAATCCTTGTAAAGTTGGGACCTCACCGGATAAACCACGAGCATTTACCATGTGAGTAATCTCGTCAATACTGATACCAGTCTGCATGACATTAGTTCCGATAATTGTGGCAGGTTTATTATCATTTACAAATTCTTTGATGATGTCATACCTGCTCTCGATATCGTCCTTCCCTTCAATGGTATAGCAGTTTTCTATCCTAGATTGCAAGTTCTCAATATGCTTTAGGTTTTTAACCAGGATAAGTATTTTTGCATTTGGGTTAGATTGATACACCTTCGAGACGATTGTCTTTATGGTGTCGTTGCGCTTGTTGCAGTTTACGATGTAGTCTTCATATATCTCAAGGTAAGACAGGTCAGTGTCAACTGAAGAAGTTGGCGTGTTATCGATAACTTGAATAACCGGCTTGGCTAAGGACCCATCTTTAATTAGATCCTCCGCTGTTCTGGTTGTGTAAACAGCCCCAAATGAGCCCTCCAGAACCATTCTAGCGTTGATATCCTTCGAGGTCTCCCTAGGAGGGGTGGCAGTGAATGCAAGCCTGTAGGAGGCGTTAGGGAAGCTCTCAACGGCTGCTATGGTGGTCTCTCCCTTGCAGAACTGGTGAGCCTCGTCCACCATCAGCATTTGTGTTTGGTGCAAGTGAGTATCAATTATCTTTTCGATACTTTGAACTGTTGAGAGCATCACTTTTCCATCAATGTATCCCTCCCCAGAGTTGTAACCTAAATCGCGGATTCCACACCTTTTAAAGAATTCATAGGTTTGGTTAAGGATTCCTTTTTCCCTAAAAAGAACGACGACGGTAGGGTCATTGCCATGCTGTAATGCTGCTATACAACCCGCCATTATTAATGTCTTTCCAGACCCTGTAGGACTGTCGATGATAGCTCTTTTTCTTTTAAGGCATTGATAGATAGCTCGCTCTTGATATTCACGATACTGAAAGCTACCTACTGAGGGGATAAATGGTTCTTCTTGCTCAGGCTTGTTTTCCCACTCAATGTCTTTCGCTCCTATCTTTTCTAGATCTTTAAGAATACGAGAAAGTAGGCCAGTTCTGAACTTACCGTTGGCACCAAAATACTTCTTCTTACCATCCCATCGCTTGCTCCTGTAAGCAGGCGAATACTGATATCCAGGGACCGAGAAGGAGTATTTATCCCTCAAGGCTCTTAGAATCTCAGGATTATCAGTTTCTAGGCGACTCGTTAAGTTACCTACGGTTATCTTCATATACTATAATAGTTTATTAGAACACGGTAGATATTTATGACTGAAGTTAGAAAAATTACTCCTGATATCAATAATCAGAGAGACAAGGCTCTAGAGGAGCTTTTTGGTAAAGTTAAAGACACCAGCATGGTGGTGACAGATCTACCCTCAAAAGGTAGATTCTACGAAAACTTTGAAGGTGTTAAGGTCTCTCCCCTTAAGTTTCTGGATGAGCAGTTAATCCTTAATGGCAAGGATATACAGAAAGACATTGTTTCTGACCTTCTTGCTAAGACCGTTGAGGGTATCGACATTGATGACCTCTTGTTGATGGATAAGAATTACCTGTTAATGAAGCTCCGTGAAGTTTCCTATGGGGACGACTATGAGTTTGGGATTGTTTGTAGGAATTGCAATCATGAGTCCACCTCGAAGATTCAGCTTTCCAAGCAGCTTAATATGTCCCAAGTTCCCGATGACTTTGAGGACCCGAGAACTATCAAACTTCCTAAGCTTGGGGCAGAAGTTGTGATTAAGCTTCCTCGAAATAAGCAGGAAAGATTCCTATCTGACACCGAAACCATTTACAAGAATCTTTACAGATTCGTGAAATCACTGGCTGGTAACTCCGACCCGGTCTTCATCTCTAAGGCCATTGACATGATGGAGATTGCAGATGTGAAGAAGATCTACACGGCTGTGACAGGGGTCACCTACGGGATCGACCCCCGCTTCGTATTCAAGTGCGGGAAATGTGGGCATAAAGAGACGCTCGCAGTACCGATAGATTCCGGTTTTTTTTCAGTGAGCTAACAGAGACTTTAACCTCTGAGGACCTTCTGCAACAAGCCTACATATTAGTAAGCAAACTTAGTTTTTCTTACTCTGATGTGAAGGCAATGACCAAGAAGGAGAGAATGACCTTCTTGAAATTCTACTCAGAAGAGATGAAGAGGTTGGAGCAACGCTATGAGAATTAACGATAAAAAGGTCACTACGAGGCATGAGAGACCCACAGTTTTAGGTCCCACCGCCCTCATAATGTATTTCATTAATGACGGGCAATACACCGATCCTCATTCGATTAGTGGTGTTTCTATCTTCGAGGCATCAGACAATCAGTTTCCTAGTTCGGTTATCACCTCTGACGGTGAGTTAAAGGGGTTCTCCAGTGTTAGCTCGAATCTGCTCATGCACTTCTCAGGCGCAGGGGCTGTCGCTGATAATACTGCTTTCGATGCTTCGAACTATGGTGCTAACGCCAACTCCTCCGGCATTTACAAGCTCGATACAGGTAAATTTGCCTGTGTGCTCCTAGACAATACCACACTACCCAGTGGAATATTCAACCTCTCAGGTGAGGATGTTACAATACGTAACAGAGTTTCCTCTACGGGTGACTACATTGATGTCTGGAGCATCAAGAGGGTTGCTGGCTCAGAAATTGATACAATTATAAACGAATTCACACTCACCGAGGACAGGTTCTTTGGCGTCACAGAGCCCCTTCTGTTTAGAGTGGCGACGAGGCTTGAAAACAACTTCTTGGTGCTCGGATCTAAAGTTGACCTTAAATTCACTAACGAGTTCACTCTTGAGAATGCCAACATCGATAGGAGTATTGTAAATCTCTTTAAGCAATCTCTTGTTACTGAGCCAATGATTGAGATCTACAAGAAGAACCAGGACAGAAACTTAGATGCAAGAGTGGAGGTTTCTGGATACACAGACACTTCCGGTTACATGGACACCACTTCAGAGGATACAGTCATTTTTACTTTTGATACTGAGGCCCTCAAGACTCACGCTAAAACTCTGAACGGAACGCTAGGGTCGATGACAGGCACTTATGTTGTGAGACTGAAGTTTAATGCCTTAAACCAGACCATCGTGTCAAACGATATGGCTTTTGTCATACGTTAACCAGTCTAGGGTTAGCGGAGTCATACGAACAGTATTCGAGGCAATCTGTTGAAGCTTATCAGGTCCTTCGTTGACGAGGATCTCATTCCAATCCTTCGAGCCTACAGGTGGGATGACCGTGAGGATGTCTTCCCTCCTGACCCAGTGTGCTAGCTTAAGGAACTTGTATCGCCCTTCCATGCCTGCGTCGTCGCTGTCAAACGCACACACAATTGGACCTTGATACTGACTTAGTTGCAGCATCTGCTCACGGCTCGTAAAACAACTTAAGGTTGTCGTTGCGTTAAGCCCTACTGCCTGGAGACTCAGGCAATCGAACACACCCTCAGTGACATATAGAGGCTCGTGGGAGGAATAATCGAAGGGGTAAAGAACCTGAGAGCTTTTCAAGTCTTTGCAGTTGAGATACTTTGGCATCTCACCATTCAGAGCACGCCCTTGAAAATAGAATAGCTTGTTACGGGTGTTGATGAACGGGATGATTAGACGGCCCTTATACTTCCCTCCTTTTGCCATCATAAATCGGAAACCTTGCAGCATTCTGCTTTCGATGACGGGATGCGTCTCGATCTCCTCAAAGTGCTCTGCCTCGTCTAGGCTGGTCTTGATCTTGTGCGGATCGATGGCATCAACTGGCTTCCGGTAGTTAGAATCTTTACCAGCCAGAAAGTCCTCAAAGACAAATTTCTCATACGCTTCTTGGAAGGAGCACTTCTCGATCAGTGCGTAGAGCTTTACGAAGTTACCCGTCTCACCGCTCTTAAAGCATCGCCATAAGCCTGTTTCCAGGTTGATGGACATGTGACGTTTGTAGTCGTTGTCTATAAACAATGAAGGAACTACTAGTTCAACATCATCGCTAGCCAGCCTATAATTAGACTGGAACTTACTCAAACAGTACTTTCTAATGAAGGATGTATCCGCCATGTTTATAAATAATATTAGTGCTTCTCGCAGTGACATCATAGACCAGTGCCTATGGAAATACAAGCTGAGATATGTAGACAGGCTACCAGGATTTGGTGCCAAGAATGAAGACGCTTTGAACTTCGGATCATTCATTCACAAAGTGTTCGAACTTGGCTACAAGGAGAAAGACCTAAAAGCCCTCCTTAGGATTGCCGAGCAAGAGCGGGCAACCTATAAAGTTCCCTTCCACGAGAACGATCGGATGAAGACCTGTCTTGAGAACTTCCTCATCTGGAATCAAAGAATGGGAGAAACTCTTTCAACCGAGCAATCAGTTAGCATTCCCCTAGATGAGAAGAACGACATCAGCTTTGTAGGAGTTATCGACCGAGTAATCAAAGGCAACGATGGTGGTTACCTCGTCATTGACTACAAGACTTCCAAGAAGGAGAAGCGCAAGAAGAGCCTGATGGACGATAACCAGTTAAAGGGTTACGCCTGGGCTATTCACAAGCTTTACGATGTTCCTTACGATAAAATCTACTGCGCTCACTACTACCCTGTGACTGGAAACTTTGTAGCTGTTAAGTTTACTAGGTTCCAAGTTGAGAGATGGAAGAAGCAGCAGATTGAAAAGGTCTGGCGTATTCGGAAGAAGAAGAAGGATGAGTTCTGGGCTCAACAGAACATCTTCTGTGACTGGTGTGAATACAAGGAAGCCTGCCCTAAGTTCCATTCAGAAGAAGTGGTGTGCAAGCGACTTGACGAGCAACGAGAGTTGAAGAAGTCACTTAATAGCAAACCAGAGAGCAAAGAAAACAAAGGCGAGAATCCAAGCAAGTAAGCTCTCCCCACCAGGATCCTGTCTGCGGCTGTAACGGTAGGAATTGGAAACGCCGCGTGAGATAGTCTGAGAGTTCGTCATGTTAGTCTTTTCTCTTAAGTGATCCTGAGATTATAGGTCTGTAGATCCTGTAGTCAATATCTTCTAGAAAACTTTCTACTACTTCTGGATTGAATCCAGAATCAACAGTCAGAAACTTATTTACTGTTTCTATCTTTAGAGGTTTTCTACCATCTAAAGATTTTAATAGTCTAATCTGAAATAAACTAGGTAATCGTTTACCGTACTTATATGACCACTTATCTACAAAGTCACTAGAGAAGGTAAAATTCAATAAATCAATTGTCTCAATTAAATCTTGTTCCAGATTAACCATCATATGTATTTATAGAGCAGGATGTGGCACTTTGAAACATCTTTTTGAAGAATATTCAAAAATATTACAATGACTCTAAGAACGTTAGATATTGACCCCGCCTTCAGAAAGAGAATTGAAGAGGCAGATCCAAAGAAAAGGAAACTAATTAGAGGTGGAGAGGGGGCTCTGAATGCTCGGCCAGGAGATTTAGTGCAGTTCAACTACACTAAATTAAATGGTGATCCAGGGTCATATAGGGGTCTTGCCATAGCTACTCAGAGGTCTGGAACTGGTAAAGCTGTGAGGTCTACCCTCAAAGGAGATCGAGTCCTACAGGTCGTGACCTCAGACTCGTTAAACGAAGAAGCCTTCGAATTTATTCTAAATACTTTATACAAGAATAGAGTCTTGTCTCGTTACATCTCCCTCCAGATTAGAGAGCAGCCTACTAATAAAATTGAAGCTGATCGCTACTCGAACAACCTTGGAAGACTAGACGAAGACGAAGAGGAAATTCTGAGCAAAGGTAGAAAAGAAGTTGAGGAAATGGACCCTGAAAGGCAGGCTGGCATGATGGCAGTTCTTAACCAGGGACAATTTAAATACTTCAGGACAGAGGGGATTAGAGATTTCATCTCTATCTCATTAAGAGTTGACGAGACTTAATAATGGCTGACAACGCAACAACCCAACAATTAATTGATCGGATCAATCAGTTAATTGATGTAATGGAGAATGATTACGATGCTCAGGATCGGTCAATCCAAAGTAGTAAAAATCTCACAGATGTAGAAAAGAAGTTAATAACTACAAACAGAGATAATAGAAAAGCCTTCACTGATCTTGGCCAGAACCTTCTTCAGAGTAATCAGGTCATCGATAAGTTCTCAGAGAGCATTAAGAGAGCCGACCAGATTAACACAAAGGCCCTTGGTACAAACGTCACACTTCAGAAAGTTATCGATGCAAACTCAGCAGCGATCAATGAAAGCAGTATTGGGTATCTGAGAGCAGCAGAAGAGTTTGTTAACAACTTCGCAGCGGGTATCAGAAAGACTGAGGGTGGTACTCTTAGACTTACGGAACAGCTAGTTAGAACGGGTCAAAATACCGATACCTTACGCTCAGTAAATAACAGCCTGCTTGGTATGACTGGTAGGAACTACGACGCTCTAAGTAAGGTTAATGATGCTGTTCTTGAGTCTGCTGATACCTACACAGTATCTACTGAAAGTCTCTTAAAGGGTTTAGAGAAACTTTCCAAGGACGTAGATAAGTTCTCGATATTTGGGGCTGATGTTGCGACCAACATCAAGGCATCTATGTCCGATATCCTTGGAAAATTCCAGGGACTCAACGAAGATAGCTTAGGTAGCTTCTTCGGTTTATTAGAGCCTAGCTTAGATAAGATTGGCACTAGAGAAATGTTTGGCATCTCTGACTTCGCCCAGCAGTTCGCAAGAGGTGAGGCAAGTTCTGAGCAGATAGCTGCGACAATGGAGGATGTTGGCAGGCAAGTGCAAGCTGTCGTGGATGGTGCTGAAGATCCTGCCGTTGCTTTAGAGTTAGTGCAGAAACAATTCCGAGTAAGTCAGCAACAAGCAGTTGACCTCGTTAACATAAGTAGATCTCTTGCGAAGGGTCCTGAAGATTCTAAGAACCTGCAAGCTACTCAAGAGGAACAGCTTGAAACTATTAAGAACCAAACAGAGTTAGCTAACAAGTTCTATCAGAAGACTGCACCCCAAGCTCTTGCAGCAACAGTAGCATTGCTTGCACCAGCAATACAAACGGTTCAGGCCATTAACGGCCTGTCTATGGTCTTAAACGCTCGCCAAGGTGCTGGAGGTGCTTTTGAGACTTTGTTTACTAAAACTCAAAAAGCTCCAGGTATGCCAGGAAGCAATCTCCAAGGTCCTCCACTTCCGCCAGCTATGAAAAACACGATGAGCCAGCAGACCAGCGTGTTGAAGGGCGGATTTGGTGGTTTGAAGAATTCGTTTAAGAATCTTGGAGGCAATATTAAAAGTGGCTTCGCAGGTCTCAAAGGCTCTCTCACAAATTTTACAGGCGGCATTGGTGGTACTATTGCCACGCTCGGTGCTGGCTTGTTAACCGAAAGTCTTGGTGAAGACATGGGAGGTGGGACCGGAAAAGTGGTTCAAGCTGCTGGAACTGGTTTAGAGATGGCTGGAGTAGCCAGAGGTTTAGGCTTTGCTGCTAAAGGTTTAAATGTTGCTGGCATTGCTGCGGCTGTTGCTGATCCTGTAATCAGCATGGCAACTGAGGCCATGGGTGCTGAGAAGGGTGACGCCTTGGATACCGGAGGGGATGTTCTGGGCTATGCTGCTGCTGGTGCAGCCCTGGGCTCTGTTATTCCTGGTCTTGGGACAATAGTTGGCGGGCTTGGTGGTGCAGTTGTCGGTGGCATTGCTGAACTGATGGACTTCGATGGTGACAGAGCAGCAGCGGCAGAGAAAGAGAGAGAAGCCACTGAGAAGATGGAAAAGGAGATGCGCCTAGCTAGAGAGGCGACCAGAGCCCAGAACCAGAAGTCGGACTTCGCTCTCATGGCTATTGTTGAGAGAGTTCAAAGCCAACAAGCTGCCTTCATGAAGTCAGCTACTGCTGAACAGGTTGGTAAGCTTAACGAATTAGTCGAAGAAAACAAGCAGCTTCGTCTAGATAATGAGCGTAGAGCCGCAGAGAAGAGAACTAAGGACACCACCGCATAATATGTTAGACGCAATTTACAGAGGAGAAGTTGAAGGGCAAGCTCCAAACTCACCAATCATTTTCGCTAGAAAGCTTCATGAGAGGTCCTTTTTACTATTTGAGTATCAAGGGTCTGATGGTCAAGTAGTAAGGACTCACCTCCCCTTCCTTGAAAACATAAACATAAACGAACAGGGTAAGGCTAACTTGGCTTCCTACAACCTTCTGGGTAGAGCAGGTCAACTCTTTTCCTATGGTGGCGCGGAGTCCCGCAAGATTAGCATAGACTTCGAAATAAACTTACTTCACTTATTCCATCTCCAGGAGACAGAAGGTATCACTGAAAGGTTTAAGAGACCTATAAAAAACACTGATCGAGGGCAAGAACTTAGACGCTTTACGAACCCAGATAAAGCCTTTGCCTTGGATCGAGCTTACCAATACTCGGCTCACGAGAGAAGTAAGTTTCTCAACTCTATAACAGACAATGGAGATCAGCTTCTTAATCAGGAGGAGTCAAGGCAGAGAACAAACGACAGATATGGTAAGAGACCTTTGCCTGATTACTTTCAGTTTGACACTCCTGACCTCGATAAAACTTTGGATTTGGTCATGTATTGGATAAACACGATCAGATCCAGTACTCTTAATAATTCTCAAAATACGGTTTATGGTCCTCCGATTGTACGCCTTAATCACGGACCTTTATACATGAACTCTCCTTGTATTGTCGAGGACTATAAGATTTCTATTGACAAGCAATCAAACTATGAAGTCGAGACTCTCCTACCTTACACAATTAAAGTTTCCATGTCTTTAATAGAGTCTAGGGCTGGTAACTTTGGAGAATATAAAGAGGGTAGACTTATCGAAGGTGACAACCTCACTGGGTGGGAGGCAATCTTAGACAGGAATGTCTTAGATTCAATGAACTATAATTTTGAAGACTTTGCATTACCTGCGGTAACTAAACCCATTACTCCTAATCCAGGTGGTACAAGGTTCAGTGGTAGACCTTCAACTTAAGGAGTGATTAATGGCTTATAAGAATCATTTAAGGATCGGTGGGTACGCAGTTGAGCATAAGCGTCATCTTGCAACGACCAATTTGCACTCAAAAGAGTTTGAATCGTTCGTCAAGAATTTAGACGAGCAAGCATTTACAATCGGAACAATTCCCGCAGGGTACGAACACCGAGCAGATAAGATTTCCAATCTCTTCTACGGTACGCCTTTACTTGATTGGGTAATCTGCTGGACTAATAATGTTTCTGATCCATTTCAGCAACTTAACGTTGGAGACAGAATTAAAATAGTTAACTTATGATTTCCCCAAACGTACTTATTACCAGGGACTTTGACACGATGCAACGTGTCTTCTTTGGACCTTCAAACATGGGAGGCAAACTTAGCTTTTCCGATCGTTTGGAGGATGTGCGAAATGATAAGAATACTCTATTAGCTGCCCCAGGAGTAAACAACACACTTCTAGAGTTGGACTTCAACATCCCTCAGGGAAGCCAGTCTCAGTCCTATATCAATGCTAAATTTGTCGAGTCTCACGAGATTATTGAATACTTTGCTTTGAATGCGAGTCCTTTAGAAACTCAATTCAATACAATCTACTCTTTATTTTCCAAGGCTGGAGTTTCTCTGGATGAGAGTCTTGCAAAGCTCAATAAATTCTATATTGCTTTCGGGACGGGCGATGACATGAATGAATGGGCGGGACCTTTCGCTGTTACACTTGGTACCGCTAACATGGTTCTAGACAACAATGTAAAGGTCGTAACCTTAGGATTCGTTGTAGGGGAGCTTACGTCGGTTAGAAGTTATACCCAGAAGCTTTATGGAAATCTAGGGTTTGAGGACGAAAATCTTAATACTTCACTGCCTAAAGATACGAAAGTGAGGTACAAATTTGTAGAGGAATTAGACTACGGACTGACTCCAACAAAGGGTCCTAGAAGAAATCCATCTCAAAGGGATAACACTAAGAGGGTTTTTCAAAAGCCTTTCACTTGGAATCCCTTTATTAGAAGACTCTTAAAAGGTTACCTTGGTAAAGTATATGGAGGCAGCTTACAGTCTATTCAGAATCGAGTGATGGTTTTACTATCGGAAGACTTCGACGAGATCATTAGTAAAGATTTAGAAGAGACAGAGAGCAAAGACTTCTTCAGAAACTTTGGACCTAAGCTCAGGAAGATGGGTATAGGGTTAAAAGCAAGAAGTCCCTCTGCACCTACGAAGTCGAGTAGTAGGAACAAAACTTCTTATGGCAAAGCTGAAATTGCTGAGGAGGCTGGGTTTCTTGACACAATTTCAGAATACAATCCCTTCTCATCGACGGCTCGTAAGGCTGCGGAAGTTGTAAACAATGCTGTGAATGCTAGGGCTGAAGCACAGCAAGCAGATTTGAATACTGGGGATTATGGAACTGAGTATAACTTAAGTGAGAGAGAAATAGACTTTATCAGGAAGCAGGAGAATAGATTAGGTGATGACGGCAAGAGATTCTCCACTCTTGAAAAGTATTATACTGATTACTATAAAAAACAAGGAGATTCTCAGGCAACCAAAGAAAAGAAAACTGATTACATGGAACTGATTGATAGTCGATTCCTTCTCACTAAGGCAATAATGGAGATGGAGATGGACATTGATTCAGACCCTGATGAGAAAACTCCTGACCGCGTCCTGCACCCAATCTTCAAGTTTATTGGAGCGTTGAAAGAGCATACTGGAAGTACAAAAGACTACTGCATTTATGAGCTTGCTGATCAAGAAATTATATCTTTCTTAGATAAAGCCATGAAGAACGGTGGTATGAGTTACCCAGGGGGAGGACCCGGCACTCCCAGAATAATATTCGGAGATACAAGACTTATAAAAAAGCTTATTTACTTAGCAGACCAAGGTAAGTCTAACTTGTCAGGGGACAAAACAATATTTGGCAAGATGTTCACAGACCCCGAATTAGACAGAATGGATTGGGAGGGTTACCGAGAAGACTTTAAGAGCACTATCTTGGAAAGAGAAAGAAGACAAAACTCTTCATTCAAAGAGCAAATTGATTTTGGTCCTTTTAACTCTACTTTTCAAGAAATAAAAAATGAGAAAGATATTATTTTCTTACACGGTGTAAAGAATTCAAATGTTCTCTCAATATCCTTTCAAAAAGACATTGTTCAAGGACCCCTCTTGAACTTCAATATGTCTGCGAGACAGCGAGGCCCCTTCTTAAACTCTTTTATAAAGAAAGCTGTTAAGAATGATGACTTCAAAGTAAAGGATCTCGTAGATTATTTTAAGGATAAAGGTCTCCTTGGAGAAGATGCCACTCTAGATTCTGCTAAACTTCAAAATTTTATCCTAAGTATGAACCAAGAGGAAGCGGCTTCTTTGTCTTCTATTGAACAAAAGACAGGGACTAACTTTTTGGCTAAGGGAAGAACTGGAAGTGCTGAGGACTTAGATAACTACGTTAGCTTAATTGTAGGTTATTTTCAACTTCTAGAGCAATACAGTGAAGATCTTCCCAATGCTGAGATTCCTTACCTAAGTGACAATAGTACAGATAACCCTAGAGCCTACCAGACTATGGCAGATCTTCATGAGAAGATGTCCAACTTAGTGGTGAATCTGAATATTAAAACTCTCCCGTTCTTCAATCAGAAATTCTACTTTGATAAGCAATGTTATTTATTCAGCTTGTACAACAATGTCATAACAACTACTAATGACATTAGAGAAAATCCTCCCTCAACCATACTTAATGGTAATTATCTTATTAGAGGGGCTAGACACTTCTTGAGTGCTAAGGAGGCTTTTTCTGAGTTTGATCTCGTTAAAACCAAGCCAGAAAAGGATGTAGTAGACCCTCCAACAGAGAAGGCTGTAAAGAGTGCTACTCCCCCAGAGGCGCAAAAGGAAATTGAAGGAAACGCACCTCCAGCACCGGGCACTGATAGAGGTACTAAAATTTCAAAACCGATTACCCCTAATCCTGGAGGAGAAAGATTCCCTGGACGACCTGCGACTGGAGAAACTTCTGAACAGAATAAGCTTAAGAGGCAGAAGATTGCAAAGAAGAAGAGGGCTCAGAACTCTAAACAAAATCCCAACGAAATTAAAGCCTCTATTAATAATGGAGTGTACCAAATTGAAGTGCCACCAGCCTTAACTCAAGAGAGGCAAAATCAACTTGAAGAAGCCCTTAAAAACATAAGAGACGCAAAATACGCCCAAGTACAGAAAGGTGTTAAAAACCGTGATGCTAAGATGCAAAGGCGTCTCAGAAAAGCGGATATGGCGGCATATCAAAATGCTAAGAGGCGATACGATGTCTTCATGCGAACTAAGAAAAATAACAACGGTGTCATTCCTACCTATAATGTAAGTGGGCCACCCCTTAGATAATCATGTTTAAAATAAAAAAAGGAAGAGTTGTTTCAGATGTTTCTCCCAATAAGGATGGTTCTTTTTGGGTCGAGATTGGTGGGTCTGAGGCTGTAAGAGTTGCATACACTTCCCCTAGCTACAACGCAAACCAGGGTGGCATCTTTGCTCCTCCTACAATTGAGCAGGAAGTTCTCTTGTTTGAAGACACTAACCCACAAGACAATAAGCCTAATTACTTCTATATTGCTACGATTGTAGATGATGAACCCATTAGTGGGAAGGAGAGAATTGCTGAGTTTAACGCAGTTCGTGCAGGGGGCGACGGGCAACCTTTTGATAAGGAAAATCGACCCGTAAAGATGACGTTGCAGAACTCTGACAACCAGGGTATCTCAACCACTAGCGAACTTACTAATCAAAAAAGAATCAACCACGTATCCTTGGACGCTGAGATGGGTAGTTATGTTGCTGCCGGTGAGCAAGGCTGTCAGATGGTTAACGAACACTTAGATGGCATTGTGGTTCAAGGACCTGCTAATGACATCTTCCCCACTAGAAGCATTACGATGACATCTGATGGACCTATCTTCCAGGAGTGTGGGGGTGCCTCTATCAATCTGACAGTCGGTCAAGCTGGTGATGACATCCATATCAGTAACGTTGCTAATACCCCTGCTTTAGGAGGTTGTGGTGTTGCAGCAGGTAATGTTAGAGTTCATAGTAAGAACAGAGATATTACTTTAAGAACTGGCGCTCCTGACGCTTTAGCTAATGGTGAAGCTACCAAGAACATTAACATTATCACGCCCACCGCTCAAATACAAGTAAACGGCACCACAGGTGATATATCTATCCAGAGCCTTGCAGGGGGTAGTATCAATATGGAAGGAAGTACTGCTATCAACTTAACTGCTCCTGACATATCTCTGAATGGTAACTTAACAATGACCGGAGGTGCCTTAACTGTTGATGGTAATACAGGAGAAGTCGCACACGCGGGGACTGCATTTAGTGTAAACGCTAATTCAATTAATATGTTAGGAGGCTCTGTTGCCATAGAAGGAGGGACCACTCAAATTCAGGGAGGTAATGATGGCATACTTCAAGGACCCACTCAGAATTGGCCCAATAGTGATAAGAGAAGTACAGTCACCTTAAGCTCTCCAACTAACCCTGCCTCCCCTACACCGCCTACACCTCAAAACCCCGTGCCACCAGACATCGCACTAAACACTTATGGGGATGCCCCAGACTAATCAAACTAAATAGAAACTAGACATGCCAAGTTTTGACGCAAACTCATTCTTAACAAAACAAGCAGCTAACCCTGGCGGCACCCTTACAAATATAGGGCAAGCTTTTGGGGTTCCAAACTGTCTGTTTAATTTAACGTCTGATTTAGCGAGACTTCTTCCGAGCCCAGTCCTCTTCCCTTTGAGATCTTCCATGGAGGAAGCTGAAGCGAAGACCAGTGCAGTTATCAATAAGCTGGCTCGCTGGATCAAGATGAATACAGGTATCTGTGTCTTCCCAGATAGAAATGGGAACTATGGATTCTTTAGTAACATCAGTAAATTTGGTCTGGAATTAGGAGGTGCCGAGTTCCAGTCTGCTGTTGGAACACTGCTTGGTACCGTAAATGCGGGAATCAACGCCGCCGCTCAGATCTATCAGAACTATCAAAACACAGTTGATCAACTTCAGTCTATTCAAGACTGCTTCGAGCAGCTTGATGAATTCTTAAACAACTCAGGTGGTGAAGGTAGAGGCAGGCGAGATCTGACTAACCCAACTGTTTATCAAAACGCTGTGGAGGGGGAGAACGCATTTTCTCAAGAGCAATTAAGAGTCGCTCAGGAGTTTCAAGCTAAGGCATTAAATGTTTTGAGTGTTATTGATGGAGTTCTTGCTGAGAGAGAGTTAGATCCAGATTTAGAGCCTGAGCTTGCGGATCTTGAGATCGAGCCAACACCCACGGAAAGCGTTTTCAGGCTTCAGGCAGGCCCTCCAGAGGCTACATCGGGCAGATTCATCCTCTCTGTCGATGGTCTGTACTACGATACGTCAGAGGGCCTCATGCCTGCCTTGATGGAGATCGCCAACAAGAAAAAGGATATTGCAAGGGAAAAGCATTGGAAGCTAGACTTTGATCCTAACTTAGGAGGGAGAGGTAATCAACTTAGCTCTGAAAACGTTAAGTTCTACTTCAACAGTATTCTTGATCCTAAGATTATTGATGATTCCAATGCACTCCAAAAGTTCTACACCGTCGATCAAGTCCTTCAGAATATCGTTGGTCAGAGGGATAGAAAAGTCTTCGATGTCTCATCCCAAATATCACAAATGGTTGCGGACGGAGATGCTCAGATTTTAATTGACAACATGAAGCAAACCCTCATCTCTGAGGCAGCTTACTACACAGAAAAAGAGAACAAGAGAAAGAAACAGATTGAACTCGCCGTCAAGATCCCGGTTCTATACGGGGCTGGGCCAGTATACGATCCAGGTCAAATACCAGTTAATGACTTTTCTTACTTGGAAGGGTCCAACTTCCTTATGGATGTTAAGGAACAAAGAGAACTGGTTATTACACAAGACGATGTAGAGGGTGTTGTTCTCCCCTTAGAAGTTAAGTACACTCAAAAGGTTGAAGCTAATGATCCGGTGGTCGTTGACCACCTCTTGTTGGCAGGTATTGCTAGGGGTGCAATTATTGATCACGATGCTCCTTCCTCAACTGCACCAATTCTACCGATTACGGCCAAGGTTGTGGAAGGGCAGTTAATAGCACTATACAATGTTCTTTCTGCTAAGGAATCTACTAGAACTAGTGAAGACTTCGGTTTGTTTAATAGCTCTGAGTATGGTGCTGATTACAATGCTAAGATTGTGGGAGATGCATCTAGTATTTTCAAGAATGGACTTGGGACAGCCTTCTTAGAAGGAGTTAGTAGTAATTCTTACATAAGGTTGCCCGCTGTTAGGGAGCTACAAGACTTGCTGTATTGCTCGGAGGGAGCTACTTTCGAGGCTTGGATTCAAGTGTCTGGGCTGAATACAAACTCTAACTACAATCAGCTTGGGTCTAGTGGCTTGCATAGGGTGATACTTGCTAATGAAAACACGGGTATAGCAGCAGGAGCATCCTCGCAGCCCGATATCGAAGTTATGTCCTTAGATGAGGGCAATAATTTTGTAAGAGGCATGGTAATGGGATTCACCAGAGACAGAAGGTTTACTTCTGATGAAGCAGCTAGTAATGTAGACTCTGATAACCCAGCCTCTGAATCTGTATTCTTAATTGCACCAACTCAGTCATTTGATGCAGACCAAGTGGGCTTTATTAATCAAGAGCCCTGCAATGACGACAATACTAAATGGCATGGTCTTAAGATTCCTGTGTCTTCAATAACTGACGAGGTTGCCTTCTCTGATTGTGGGAGCACGTTCTCTCACTTAGCAGTAACATTCAATCCGTCGCAAGACAAGGTTAGCGTTTACCTTGATTCCAAGTTGTTGGGAGCCTCTGGTTACTACGACACCTTCGGCACCAAGGCTTCTATCACCCCTAAACTCCCCTCTCTTAAACTTTCCAACTCTCACGCGAGTGGTTTAGAGCTTGATAAGTTCTTTACTCCCTGGGTTCTTGGTAGTGGATTTACTGATGAGCTACCTAATGGATTCATGGGAACTGTCAACGGGGGCAAGACTAGCGCGTTACAAGGTAAGCTTGGAGGAATAAAGTTCTACTCTAGACCTTTATCAGCCGGTGAAGTTCTACAGAACTACAACGCTAACAAAAACTTCTTTAAATTTGTTAAACTGATATGACCACCTCAGACGACGTAAAGATCTTTGGGACTACTCCCCCTAGACCCGTAGCAAGAACTATTGATCTTAAAGATCCTGAGCTTGCAGGGATGAGATACCCCATCCCCAAAGCCCCAGAAAGAGGCTATTTCTCCAAAGCTGTTAACTCTAAGCTTGTCAACTCTGGCCTTAGGGATGTCATCAGAACTGAGAGGGGTGAGAGGTTCATGCTTCCAGATTATGGCTGTAATGTCAGAAATTTCTTATTTGAGCCGCTGGATGAGGGAACTTTCTTAGCAATAAAAGATGACGTAACCACCAGCATTCGTAAATACCTAAAGAAAGTTTCCATTGGCAAGTTACAGGTAACTAGAGAAGGGGAGCAAGGTTTAAGAATATTCCTATACTGTGCTTACGATAATGCACAGATACCATACTTTAGAGTTGGAGTTAGAGTTTAATGGTTGCATTTTCAGGCACAGTCCAATCAGACTATTTAAAGTTTCTACCTACAGAGCTAGACAATAAGGTCAAACTTATTGACTTTGCTGCTGCTGATTTCTCCTCCTACAGAGAGGCGCTTATTAACTATGTAAAGGCGACCTTTCCGCTGGACTACAACAACTTCGAGTCCTCAGACTTTGGAACCCTTTTGATAGAGTTAATGGCGGCAGTCGGTCATATTCAATCTAATAAGGCTGATTATCTGGCTAATGAGAATTTCTTAGCTACGGCTAGGAGTCGGGATAGCGTTAAACGTCTTCTGGAGTTAGTTGGTGTTCGCATGAAGGGGCCAATCTCCGCTGCTGCCAATGCACAGATTCAAGCAGACACAACAGAGACAGTGTCCTCTATGACCATCCCTGAGGGAGACAGAACTTTTATAATCAATTCTCCTGAGGATGGTGGCTCTTTAAGTTACACCATGTATAAGCTGAACAGTGATGGCACTGTCGATGGTTTAGGTTCTAATAGTGGGGATATAACAGTAGACGTAACAGTAGCGGCAGGAACAGCGACTGCTTCTAGCTTAGTAATTCAAGAAGGCGCGATGGTGATTGAGTCTGGTATATTCAGGACCACCGATAGCATTAAGTCCATTGAGTTACAGCAAAGCCCTTACATTGAGAAGAGTGCTCAAGTATACATCACAGGATCTCAAGACACTCAGGGTGCTTACACAGAGGAAGATAATATTTACTTTGCCTCAGGTGGTAGTGATAAGGTATTCCAAGTCACCACTGACGAGAACTTCGTAGCTTCTCTCTTATTTGGAGACAACAGTATTGGACAAGCGCCCGCTGTAGGAGATCGATACACGGTCGTTTACAGAGTCGGGGGAGGCACAAGAGGTAATGTCGCAGAGAGCTTCATAAATGTCCCAGTTGAAGTTACTCTTAATGAGACTGGTTCCACAGATACTTTCACAGGTATTGCGGGAACCTTAGAGAATACTAGTGTTGCCACTGGAGGCAGGAACGCGGAAACCATCGCTAGCGCAAAGAGGTATGGGCCTTTGTATTTCCGAAGCCAGGATAGGTTAGTTACTCTTGAGGATTACAAGGGCCACGCTAATAACTTTGCGTCTAATTATGGATCTACAGGAAAAGCATCTGCAACTGTTAGGAGAGCATATTCCTCTGCGAATATAATTGATCTCTTTGTATTGGAAAAAGCCTCAGATACTCAACTCAGACGAGCCACACAGGAATACAAGAAACAACTATTAGAGTCTATTGAAGGTAAGAAAATGCTGACCGATGAAGTGGTTGTAGTGGATGGCTTGATTCGTACCATGGATTTATTCTTGGTCCTAACCATAGATGATAACTTTAGAACTGGTCAGAATCAAATCATTCAGTCTGCTCGACAGCTAACACAGGAGTACTTCAATGTTGATAATACAGACTTTGGGGAGCCTTTTGTGCCCGAAGACTTAGTTAGGTTCATTCTCGATAACGAGCCTAATATTAGATACGCTCGTGTAGATAATGTTGACTCTGCAATTTCAGTTGGTTTCAATGAAATTATTCAACTGAATAATCTTAACATAACAACATCCTTTGTGTAATGTCTGGAAAGAATTATCTGCTGAATAAAAATTACCACAAGCACAATTACTTTGATGCTTTTAAGTATATCGTGCCTGGGTATATCTATCAGGACGATAGAGATCATAGCCCAAAAGCCGATGACCTTTCGGATGTCATAATTAATTCCAACATAGGGCTGGCGAATAATTTCTCAAGTGTAATTGAGGTCAGTGCCTGTCCTAACAGTGTCTCTGAAGACTTTGACAATATCTCAGGTATTGCTCCTTATTTCGTTAAACAAAATAAGCTGACAGATATCACAACAAGGGACTTTGAATCGAACGTTCTTAATGTTTTAGATAAAAGTTTTTCGGATTATGAAACTGTAGAAAGCTTTAGTAGTTATGTTACAGATACTCTGTTACCTACGATAGTTTTGAATAATCCGGCTGGATTCAGTTCCACTGACACCTCCAATAGTCACAACTATTTAATCAGCAATCTCTCTTGGTTATACCTTCTCAACACTAGTGGGGACAGCTATGACCCCTCTAACTATGTTGCTGATTTAATGGTTAATAAATTGTATAAGGGTAAAAAGGTCACAACAGCGGATGGCATTAAAGGTTTAATGGAGTTTGTCTGGAAGAACGGTATGACCGCTCGTTATCCGTCTACCTATTTTGCAAGTGGTACGAGAGCAGATCTAAGTGGAACTCAACAATTAGATAAGTTGAAGACTTGGATTGACGTTTTGTACTCTCCTCTCTTCGCGGATGCATCAGACTTTAGAGTTAGAGATAAGTTTGAAACGTTTATAGACAACGGAATTGCGACCACTAGAAAAGTTGAAGACGGTCCATTTGTTAGATTCCTAAGGGCATTGTCTTTCTTAGCGTATGATATTGACAATCTGTCAGAAAAGTTAACAACCAACTATGACTTAGAGGATTGCCCTGATGAGTTTTTACCGTTACTAGCTAAACTCATTGGTTGGGACTTATTCGGCACAGATCCAGATAAATGGAGACTACAACTCAGAAACGCCACTCAGATTTATAAATCGGTGGGGACTAAAAAGTCTATACAGTTTGCGCTGAACTCAATGTTTCCTAAGGATCAATTCCCCATCCAGACTAGTCTAGTTGAGCTTTGGGAATCCTACGTTCCTTACCTAATATACTACGCTCTCGCTACTGAGTCTAGCTATTTCAAGGATTTTACTACTTGGACACCTCAGCTAGCTTTTGAAATGGGAGTTTCAGGGTATTCCCTCTCCAGCATGGATGACAATATCAAGAGAGCAACTGATAGAATTATTGAAGAAGCTTTTATTAAATTCCCTGAAAGATTTAATATCCCTAACTTAGAAGACGGATTCTACTACCGTGGGAATACTCACAAGATACCTCCCTATGAAGAGTATCCTTACTACGTTAACGTGGAACTTACAAAAGCGATGATTGAGTTCATTGCAGATCGTTTGGTGTGCTTCGGGGTTAGAAATCAATTTGCTATAGATGTTAGTGGTTATTTAACAGAGTATGGTTTAGATTCAAACGATGAACCACGAGATGGTTCTTGGCTCCTGTTTACCTCAGGCTACAACGATCCTCCTAACTACTCCAGTATGATTCTGGAGGCCAACAGTAGGGATATAGACTACCTATCTCTATGGTCGGGTAAGTCTTCTCACTTCAAGTTGGCTGTCAACGCCAGTGCGTATGATTTCACCAAGAGAGGACTGATCACCACTGACTCAGGGAACGCTTTTGAATTAGCCTCGCAGATGGTGAGAAAGTTTGCGCCTGCTCACTCGATACCTTTGGTATCTGTTCAAGTTTCTGGCAACTTTGATACTATTCCACTGAATGATCCTAACTTCTTACCTCTCGTTCTCTTTAATCTTGAAGAGGCAAACGTTGCCGCTAATAATAATTATTGGGTTTCTGGTCTAAGTTTAAACTCTTATATGAGAGATGTTAGGACAGACGGCACGGTCCTTTCAAAAGATGAATCAAAGTCTAGTGTTTCTAAACGAATCTCCACAACAAAAATGAGAAGTGGGGGTACCGCGACACTTACGGGCGGTATTGAGAGACGTTCTCTAAGGAGAAGAAGCCTTCAAAACATAATGCCTTTCCATGGCTTCTACGACAGGACTGGATTCAACATGCCAACAACTTTTGAGATGGATGCAACTCTAAGTGGTCTTCCCCTCGGTTTGGCACCTTCCTCAAATACTTTCACCCCGGTTAGTAGCTACATTAATTTGCCTCCCGTGTGGAAGCAGTGTGAGGACTTGAACTCTAAAAATACTTACAACGGTTATGATGTGAGTAACACTATGGCTTCTAGGGGGAGAGCATTTTACACTTCTAGTGTTACAAATGACAGAGGGAAGCTCGCGGATATCTATGCAGCTATGCATAGAATTCAGGAAAGAGCTAAGATAGACAAATACAACGCTGAAGATGGAAAAGCCTTTATAGAGAGAGAAGTTGCCAGATTAAGAGATCAAGGAAATTCTGAAGAAGATTCAAGACAACTGGAAAGATATATTGATCAGTTGGCCCGCTGTCCTGACTGGCATTGGACTAACGGGGTTAACGAGAAGTCTAATGACGCTGAGGAAGGCTACGACTTCCCAGCCAGCGTTAATGACTACTACAATTTTGAGTTTGGGAGAGACCTTCATAACCTCTACAGAATCTATGTAGAACTGTTTGATCAGCATAGATTAACCCCAGCAGAGATTGAACTTGATGGTCCTAATATAATTTCTCACACGTTTGGTCCTTTGTTGTTTAACCACGACTTTGAATTGCTGGGAAGCACTACTGACATCAGCAGCATAGTTACTAGCTCTATCGGAGACGTTAAAGAATTAAAAACGGGCATCGATCCTTTTGTGACACCCATTGCTTACGCCGCATCGGACGCCACGGACATGTACGTGGAAAAACCGGAGCTTGTTTACTCCTCTCTGGTAAGTGGAGTTGATCTCATCCACACCAGTGCAGTAGACGATGGCAGTGTCTTCTCAGTTTTCCGAGTAGGTAGTGATGTTAAGAAAGAAGGGGATGACCCCTACATGTTCGACAGAACATTTATAATGACAAAGGCCGGTCCTGACGCTACGCCCAGGGTTCGTTTAGACATCTCTCGATGGGATACTTCATATAATCACTCTTTGGACAGTAACTTCCTCTTACCTGAGCATGATTTCCAGTTAGACCTTAAAGCTTTAATTGGTGATGATACTGGTAGAAATCTTGGAGGTAGGGCAGTGGGGATCTGGGTTCATACTAAGCCTGAGGAAGGTAAAATGTGGTCATTCATACCTCCCGGTAATCCTCACACCCCAGGAGGGGAATGGTTACACTCCACCCCTTCTGGTGAGTGGGTCCAGCATTCAGCAATCCCCACTAGAGACAACCTTTTGAATAAGTATGCACACTTATACTCTATTCCTTCAAGAACTAAATTAGTTAACGAAAAACAATTCCAGTGCTTAGACTTTGTCGCAGGAGAGATTACATCTCCCGTCACCAAATATCAGGAGACTGACTTTGAGGATCTGCAACTAAGATTTAACACTAGGAATAGGACTCTCCTAGAGCCAACTCAGTATAAGTTAGACGTTGGTAATTTACATAGGAAAGATCAGGAATATGTTATCGAGATATTCTTAGTACCAGGGCAGGATAGGCCAGATCAATTCTTAGTATTTGATGAGGTGGTGGTTAAGGATCTCACCATGAAGAAGATGTCTGAGAGGTATGTTTTCGGCCCTAGGGTAAATCCTTTGATTGAGCTTATCCCGCAGTCTTACAAGGGGATTGAATATAGGTCAGAGCTTAGTAGGGAAGATTTGTTAGCCGTATTTAAGTACTTCAATACCCTTACAGGGAAGGATAGGGACACCAGTTACGCAGCTAGATACAAGAATAAGACTGAGGCTATAATGGGTAATGATGGTGGTTCTAAGTTGACGTATAGATACTTAGTAGAAATGTTCCCTAGATCTAATTATCTCTCTACACAAACACTTAATATATTACCAATAGACGTATAATGTTCTTAGAAGGATTTGGAGAAATAATAACTAATATACTAACCGTCAACCCTGAGTTGAGTGGGGTTGAGTCGGCTAGTGCGATCCTGGACACTTCTAATTACACCTTTAATGCCATAACCTATGGTAAGGACGCAGAAGGCTTTAACTTCCACGCCCACTCAGTCAGTACTGTTCAATATAATAATGGCAATAGCGCAAGCGCGGTTTCAGGTTATAACGACGATTTAGTGCTTTTAACAAATTATGGAGCCGCTGCGCCTTTTGTTAGCTCATACTCTCCAAGCTCAACCAAACTACAATTCTCAAGCACCTACTTATCGGTGCCAATATACCCAGCCCCTAATCATGAGAGGCTTGAGTTAAACTCAACGCAAACCACTAATGCCTCTGCCTTTTCTGCAACACCTCCCGATCTAGGCCATTACCCGAATGCTTGGGTAGACTCCACTTTAAGCAACGCTTGGGCTGTGTTGGGCGGATTTGCTCCTCCCTCAGGAGCGGGCAAGAAGTTCTATGTGGTGAATTCTGCGGGAGCTTATTTAACCAGTGGTATTCTAAGCGGGATTTACAACGAGCATTCTTTAGCAGATAAGAACGGCTTTGTTAAAATCAGTGAGCTTAGTGGCGTAGCCAGTGGGTCTCTAGGGAATAATCTAACTGGAGGGCCTCTAATATGTAGTGGGGGAGACTTGACCGCAGCCAAGGGCACCATCGGTCTGGCCGTAGTCCCTCAGCAAGGAGACGCGGTCACCCTTGCTCTCTACGGTGGCGTGAATCATATTGGTGTCCACTGTTTAGATCTAAACGCCATGCTGGCCTCGGGAATAACACCACCTTATTCCTGGGATGCCCTAAATAATAACAGAATATATAAGTTGGTCGCTAAGGTTAGTTTTTGGGACAACTTGTTAATTCATGAAGACGCTGGATCCACTGCGGGATTACAGGGTGGTTACAATGAAGGAGTGTTGACGAACGCAGGACCGACCTTCTTATTGAAATTTAATTTTAAGTAACATGCACAATTCATTCTTAGAACAAATTAACATAAAAGGTCACCTCACAATTCACAAGGTTGCGAATGGTGAGGAAGAGCTTGTTTATGATGAGGACAATGTCATTACTTCTGGCTTTGGGTATTCCCTTAGTCACTTGTTTGGATTAGCTGGGGGTACGGACATTACTGATTACCAAATTGATAGATTTCAATTAGGGGTTAGTGGTGGACCGGCTGTTCAGGTCAGTTCTACCTTTGAACTTTCAGGCCCTCTCTCCAGTGTTGCTGAATACACGACAAATGGCGACAGTAACCTGAATGCACTTGAGTCTAAACAATACAAGAATGCAACTTCACCCAATGCAATATTTGCAAAAATACCTTTCACGAAAGTCACCAGAATCGACTCTAGAACAGTTAGGTACACAATCTTTATTGATGAGGATTCTTGTAACAATTTAGCAAGAGTAGCAGATGAGGTTAGCTTAAATGAAATTGCTTTATTTGTGAAGAATCCAACTGGCAATACAGTCAACGACGTTTCTGTAATGGCTGCTTATCGATACTTTAGTAATATTAGAAAAACAAACCAGTTTGGTCTGGTGTTTAGGTGGACAATAACTTTCGGATAACATGTTAAACCCAAGCGATGTTTATGTTTCTGGTGGCACTAGCGATCTTAGAGTTTGCTGGACTGATAAGGTCACTAAATACGACGCTAGCTCGTTCTACAATTGGGAGCAGGACAACTTACCGCTTCATGATTTAGATGAAAGGACGGAACTGCTTTGGGAGAGGCTTGGCAATCCTACCTCTGCTATTACAGGTATGTCTTTTATTGTCTCTGCCGGTGCCGATGAGGGTTGTTATCCTTTCTATTTCTCTACCGTAAGCTCCTGCATGGCTGCATTACCCGATGTGATAAACTACCCTATTCTTGTGGAAGTTTTATCTTTTGGAGACCTTGGTTCTTTGGAAATACCTTCTAAAGTATTTGGTCCAAACGGAGCTTTAGAAATTGTAAACAGAAACTCCTCATTTGCCGGAGGGGTTCAACTTAGCGCAGCTACCAATGGAGGTATCTCTCTCCAAGAGTACAATGGTGATTACACTGATTACTCCATCGCTTCCTCTATCGTTCCTGGAGGATCTATCGTGGATCAATGGGAGGCGGGTGCAAGTGCTCCTACATTAGCTTTTGACTTACAGAATGCAAAAACTCTAACCAGTTCAATTTATGCCACCTCTACAGCAACCAGATACGCTGACGCTAGATTCGGGGCAGACTTGGAAGGGTTATATGTCTTCAGCAGGAGAGTCTATGCTGATGGTGATAATAGGTTGACCGCCGCGTTAGGTAGTACTCTTGCTCCTTGGAATACCGGAGCTTCTAACTTTAGGAACGCTAGTGGCTTTGCATTTAACGCATTTGATGCTCCTGCTTCAGTTAGGACCACTGAAATGGATACCTATGATGTTAGTACCGTAAACTTCCTCACTGATTCTGAGATTAAGTGGGGCACGGGTGGTACTGGAGAGACTGCTACTTACGGTGCTGCTGCCTTTGCATATGCAAACCACTTGAGTAATATTAAGGTTCAAAACTGTAATGGACCAATCTACATTAGAAACTTCGCGGTTGACGCAAAACATAACTTTGATAAGGGCATTGAGGTCTTAAACTCAGATGTGTTCTTTGAAAGATGTTCTGTCTCAAGAGCTAACAAGGCTGGTCTCCACGCAGAAAACTCTAATGTTGTTCTTCTTAGGGGCTTCGTAGCTTATCGAAACTATGAGTTGAAGGGCTCTACTAGAACTGGCATCCCTTTCGAAACTAAAAGAGTTTCATATGATTCCGTTAGCTCTTATGGGGCTGGTATCTACGCTAACAACTCAACCATCAATGTAAGCTCTACTTATCAAAGAGATATTGATAAGTCTACAGAGGCGTCAGGGGCGGAATACCCCAGTTACCTTGGAGATATCCCAAACCCATCAATGGAAGCCTTATACTGTCTGTCCAGGAATGACATCGGTATTCATGCAGTAAACTCTGACATTATAGGTGGTAGAACTGAATTAGATGGTCAAGGGTTTGGGTCTTGGACAGACGCAACACAAATATTCTCCGAGCTAAACACAGAGGCTGGTATTAAGTTGGAGGGTAGTAAGCTTGATAACAATGGTAGAATTCTTCTCTATGGAAACTATCGAGGTTTGGATGCGGACGATTCTAAGATAGCTACAGATGTCCTTAAGTGTAAAGATAATCAAGCTGAGGCTCTCTTCTTGAAGGACTCTTCTTTCACTTACGGTAATCAAACTTACGCAACTCAAACTTACGGCACGAACTTCTCTAATGAATCTCGTTTCGATCAAGTTGGCTTGTTAGGTAATGGCACTCACTTAAAGTGTATTAATTCTAAAATTAAACCAGTTGAAATAAACTCTGTTCCTACGGTGTACAGTCAATTCTTCACCTCTGGAGCTTTCGGGAGAGATAACGCCACTGAGGGTACTAATGAGTTAAACGGCTTACTGCCGTCCGTTCATATCACTGAAAACTCTGATGCAGACTTAGTTCACTTCTTCGGTAACAGAAGAAAAGACCATGCTACCGATAATGGTTACGACAGGGCTGTTTATGGTAGTGTAATAAGAGTTGATAAGAACTCCTCTGTAACTACTAGAGGTTCTCATAAGTTCGCTAATGTGATAGCTGGTGCTGCCGGAAGAGATAAGCATATTCTCCATGCTGGAGTTTTCTGTGATAAGAACTCAACTGTATCATTCCAAGGGCCAACTGTTATTGGTTCTCTAGGCGTAGACGTTCTGGCGGATAATAACTCTAAGATGGAGTTTGTTCCTCACAGAAATTCTGACGGGGAGTTGATGGTTAGTGCGTATGACTTGAGTAACCCTCTGAACCACACAACGGTCGAGCTTCACTCTACCAGAGCTTGCTTAGTTTCCAAAGGTAACTCTGAAATTGTCATGCAGGATCTAGGAAATTATCAAAGCACTTTTGATAATGCTACTCACGGCCAAGGGTTGCCGACTACTAAGTTTGATTACCTAAATAACATCGACGCTCGTGAGAATGACGGAACATACAGAACTAATGTAAGTGGTGGGTACATCCAATTCTATCCGAATGCTTATATAGACACTGATGGCATAACCGGGGAAGATAGAGATTTAAACAGTGCTTCCCACTTTACGGATGCAAAATTTACTGCTTACGCTGGAGTTGACCGACCCATCAGCGGTGTCGATAATTACTACATAAGACAATTAACTACTCCCACGTATGATCAGATCGATAAGGTCTCAACAGGTGGCATGTGTGTTAGAGCTTTGGAGGGTAGTAAGGTGAACGTTACCAATGTTCACTTCCCTTGTGGGTGGCATAACACCTCAGGTCAAGTGTATGACTTAAGTGGGAGTATCCCTAACTGTACTAGGCTTAGGATTTGGAACATTGCCGATGATTCTTTGGTTCATGCAAACTACGTGTCTGTTAGTGGGATGCACCCTGTTGATTCTGGCTACCACGGTCCCTCTGGGGACTGGGGTCATAACGGAGCCCCTACAGGAACTCCTGACACTGGCGCAATATCTGTACTAGACCTCTATGGAAAATCTATTAGTCTATCGGGTGCCAACTTCCCAGGTGCTAGTGCTTTTGAAAATAGAGGACCTTTTAGACTCTTTTTCTCTACGGACCCGGCTTGCAACTGGCTTCAAACTAGCTCTCTTGATGCGAACTCTAGTGGCTTTATCAGCCAAGTGTTCTCACAGGGATATCAATTCTCAGCAAACGCTATAGCGGGTAACTCCTCACAGTTCAATTCAAGTGCTGAACTTTTCTCTTTACCAAGGTTTACCGATCAGAATAATTCAACAGGGGACCTTGTTCCTTCTGGCTATTATTATGCATCAGAAATGGTCCGTAACCCATACACAACTAAAGCTGTCCTTGATGAGTCGGCATCCAACCTATTTGCTAATGCTAGGCACAATAGTGTAGGTAAATGTAAACTAGCAAAGGTTGTGAATATATATTATCCGTATGTAGATTACCCAATTGGTGGTGATTCTTACAAAGAAGCGGAAGTCGGATCCACTAGAGGGTTAGCTTCTGTAAACAACTTTGATCTGGAGAAGGGTAACTAATGACTTGCGAACTTAATTACTACACGACTAACTACAACTTTGTTAGTCCTATTAGACACTTTAAGGCTAACGATCCTTACTACTATGAAGTTGATAATATTCCGATCAAGCAATTAGAGGAAAATACTAACTTCCTTAAAGAGCAGGTTGATGGAATTCTAAGTGATAGGGCAACAGAGAACGACCAACCTAAGATAGACAGGTCTGGATTCACTGAGCTTCAACCGTTTGTAAGGGGCAATGATCGCAAGGTTAGGGTGAGATGTGGTAGATACACCGCCAGAATTAATGATGCATACACCGCTGACCCTCTTCAATTCATAACTCAAGTGGTTGGTACAGGGTATGATGTTGTTAATTCTAATAATAACAACAACCTGACACCTCGTTTTGATGTTGAAACCATTGCAGGCGATGGGGTGTCCGCTGCACTTAATACATTTCAAAATGGACTTAATGGCGCAGCATTAAACATGAATGGTCTAGCGGAAAGATCTTTTACTTTCCCCATACCCTCCCAGAAAGGAACACCTATTCCAGGCGCAGTCGGTCAACAAGGAACTCTAAACGCTAAAACCGTTGCTGAGTATCTTCAAGCTAGGACGGATATTGGTAACGGTCAGAGCGAAGCTCCTCTCCTACCCAACTTTATTGGCCAATTATATCTGGATGCTACAACATCAGAAACTCAGAGACTTACACTAATTGAATCTATTTTTGTCGCGGGAGCATTCCCTGACGCTTCCAACTCTAACAAGACTGAGTCCAACTTCATTAAGAGATGGCGGGGCGCGATCAGAACCTCAGTCGTTGATGTTTCTGGTGAGTTATCAGTGACTGTCCCAGACTTTGATCAACAAGACTTTTTCTACCTTGATGAGAATGGTGATAAGCAGCTACTAGATGCCAATCAAAGAATTGACCTAGTCTTTATTTACAGTAAAGCTATTGACCAAAACCAAACTACAATTGCACAGACAGATGGTGCTGGTCTGAATAAAACTCTCACCAGACCAGCCTTGGGCATTCTGAAAGGTGCGGGTGTTGGGGTTTCTAGAAAGGGCTCTGGCACCCCTAACGACAACGTAGATATTCAGAGCTTGGACAACATTCCAATCATGTTGGCCCACCCAGGCGATGAACAGGGTACTACTACCGGATTCCACTCCTCAAGTGCTGGTGTTATCCGAGGCTCCTTCCCTTCCCCAGACGACCTTATGAACTTAGCTCCAGTTCTTTCTGAGGGCTTGGAGACAGACTCGATTGCTCTTATTGGTCAATCCATCTTACCCGTTGCATACGTTAGGGTAACAAACTCTGGTGGGGTTGCTGACATTCTTGAGACAAATGACATCATTGATATCCGTCCATTCTTCAGAACGACTGAATTAAGTTACAATGAAAGAGCAGGTATTGCTGCCGCAACTCCTCAAGTTTCTATTGCTAACCCAGTTGTTACAGAAGAGTATGCTGAGAAGATGAGAAGAGAGCTTTACGGGGAACTCCGTCAAAGAGTTAACGCCATTCCGATACCTCCTGCGACACCTTCAAGAGTTGTTGGTATGGGTACCGTTTGTGGTGGAATTCAATACGGTCCTGAGGGCGCTCTCTTCAGACAAGCCGCTCCTAACCTCTTGGGTAGACCTCTTAGAGAAGTTACTTGGGGCGAAATGGCTGACGCTGCTGAAAACTTCTTTAACTACCTGCCGGGGTCGATCACATTTGATCCAGGGTGGGATCCGGCCCCGTGGTCACTGACTCAAACCCCGCGTCCAGGAGATCAACCTGCGGACTGTATTCATGTTAGCTGGCCTATCGTAGCAGAGTCTACTAATCAAGATAAGTATTACCTTCCTCCGTTCAACAAATCTCTTGATAACTTAGCGCAGACAAACTCAAATGTTGAAGGTCTTAGGGATTCGCAGACCAATGAAAACTTCCCTGGCTTGCATGGGTTTGGGGTAAAGAGACCTTGGTTCGACGCCGTCGCGGGTCTTGGAGGCGACGGAATATACCTTCGTCAGAATGTGGTGGTAACTTTTGTTAGAAAGGTTATTCGTATAAACAGAGACAATGTCCCGTGGATGACAGATTACACTGTCAACGCTCAGTTACTTAACTGCATCCCACTTTCTTCGGGTAGTGATACTGGTCAAAAGAGACAAGGTAGAGCAGCGGGATCCTCTAATATTTGGATTAATAAGTGTAGAGATTATTTCGTAATTAATGTTGCTTGGGTTTCTGACGATTTTAATAGGAGAACTCACGATAATGACTTCACGAGAATTGACGCTGAGGGGATTCCTTGGGCCAACCGAGACGAAGTTAATGAGTTAGCTGGATTCGCTCTTCCTGAGATTGCTATTCCATTCCCTGGTGACTTCCAACAGTATGGTATGCAACTGAGAAATCCGGCGGGTCAAAACTCTCCGGCTGTTGGCGCAAATCAAACTCAGGGTGAAAGAGTTTTAGACCAAGTTAATCAAGGGCTTGCTGCTACTTCGAATAGGCTCACATCGGTTAACTACTTCACTGATATCACTCCAGTCCTCTACCCCACCGTGCAATACGAAATCATCGGGCACAGTAATGATATGACATCTAGAAGCCCGAGAGGTGGTGCTCTAATTCAAGGAGCCACTCCGACTATCGAGCTTATCTGATGTCAAACTTTGGGTCTCTATTTGAAGCATGTGGCAAGTTCTTTCTCCCAGGAAAACAACCCCTGGGAGATCCTCTGCCACCGATAACTTCTAACTACGATCCCACGGGAACGGGGGAGATAGACCCTACATTAGGTGAGATCATCCCTCCACCAGGGGAGCCTTTATTTAAGTGTGAGGAAAGACGAGTCCCTTGCCCTTTTCCAAACGGGAATATTACTGAGAGACTTGTAAAGACTTGTGTACAATGCCTTAACCCAGACGGTACGCCTCTCCTATCTTTAATCACAAGACCCGCAGGGAATGAAGATTGTAGATTTAGAGAACCTACCTGTGATGATGACCCTACAGCAGAGCCTTGCGTCACAATGGTTTTTGATTGTCCAGGGACTCCTAAGAGGTACAAATGCCAAGAGAGCTACAGATACTGTCCCCCACGCACTACAGCGCAGGGGCTTCCTTTAGTGCCCTCCGACCCAACCGCGATCGATCCTATAAGAGACCTTAAACAAATTATAAGAACTTGTGTAGAGTGTGCTCCTCAAGAAGCAAATCCAGACTGTATTTATACAAGACCTGACTGCTCTGACGGGCCTCCTTGTTTCCCTAGTGAAGTCAGAAACTGTATTTCTGCGCCTTTGGATCCCGGTGGGCAAGGAGGAGGTTCTACCGGACCTACAACTGGGGCGGGGTTCAAGTGTGTTACGGAGAAGATTTTCTGCCCAGCAGGAACTCCCAAAGCTGGTACATACATTGGCATTAATAGTCGAGAATGTAAAACCTGTAATCGTGGGGACATACCAAGAGCCCCCGTAACAAATCCTGGTTCATTTAGACCCGCTGTACCAGACCCAAACAACCCAGGTAATGTCATCAAGCCTGCCTTAGTTAATCCAGACACTAGGACAGAAGAGACAGCTTGTCAGTACCCAAACGTTCTTGCAACTTGCAAGGCAAGCTGTCCACCTGCCGCCCCTATAACCCCTCCCTCTATTGCGAGATTCTGCCTAGAAGAGCCACAGATTTTGGCTCCAATAACCCCTGACCCTGGCGGCACTAGGTTTGGGAGACCTCTAACACCCCCTCCAACAGGAGGTCCTTTAGGCCCTACCGCGCCTCCTCCAACGCCTACGCTGGGTCGTCCAATAACGCCGAATCCTGGAGGCACTCGATTCCCTGGCCTTCCTCCATCCCCTCCAGGCCCTACTACAGGACCTACCACAGGCCGACCCTTAGGCCCCACCGCTCCTGAGCCTAGCTTTCCTTTAGGTACAATTAATACAATTATTCCACAAGCAGATCCTAGTATTTCTGTGCCAGGACCTTCGCAATCAGTTAATCTCCCTACACAGCAGTTGCTTCAAATTCAAGAAAGAAACGCTACGTTTGTAAATACTAATCAGCAAATCTTAAAAGAAGACAATGAGGAATTAAAGAATCTTAACTTTAATCAGAAGCTCTATCACCCTGAGCTAAACTTCTTTAAGTCTGAGCCTGATCGAACAATAACTCTTACTTCAAATAATTCCTACAGAGATATCTTCTCTGATAAGGTGGATATTACTGTTAACAAAGCTCTTCTTCTTACAAACACAAGTTCTGTTTGGAATGAGAAAGACTTCTTCAACCTTACAAACGAAAAGATTATCAGCAGCTTAAATGAGGATCTGCTGATTGCATTTAAAATTATCAGGTTTCCCGGTGGAGAGGTTGTTGGCCTCGATACGTTTGTGGACTCTCTCAGGAAGCACCTAGTCACCGGGACCATTTCTAAGTTTGATCCTAGCTTCTACATTGAGGTAGCAAAAGCTCAACTCCAACAAAACTTTACTCTCCTCGAACCCGCAGCTACCAAAGAATATGCGTCTAGATTTAGCATTGACTACATAGTCAATAACGGGGAATCTCTCTTAGAGGATAAGACTGGTGCTGCTAAAAACATTCAAGTAAATAGAGGTCGTGTCTTAAACGAAGACCTGGACATGAAGATTAATGTTCAGACAATACTTTCAGGCACGCAGCCCATTACTGTGCCCAATGAAGGAGTTCTGTTGTCTGCCCTCACAGCGGGATCAGACACCACTCCAATTAGCGTGGGTAAACATGATCGCTTGAATACAGGGGATGGGGGAGGCTACTACTTCTACATTTCTGGAGTTAATGATAATGTTCCCCTTAGAACTGATAATCTTCTAGAAACATCTTTCTATCTTCCCGACTTTAAGAAGTCTAAAGTTTTATCTCTTAATGGTAAATCTTTTGTTGCTACAATTGAGGCAAGCTCTCTGCCTGATAAGCATGAATTTGTTTCTGGTGATGCGGGGGCTAGCTCTTTTGAACCCATGTACTTTGGCATTAACTTATCGTCAGTATCCAGTAGCTATGAGGACGATCCGTTAATTGAAAAGTATACTGCGGCTTATTCCAGGATTGTAGATACAGATCAAATTGCTAGGCATGTTAATAACAATGCTCAATCATTTTCTGAATTTAGGATTGGGTATGATGATCCTCTCTATCGTTACATCTTAGATACTTCTTCGTTTACCTTAACTCAAGAAGATCTAACAGTATATGGTTTCAAAGATGGTTACTCATCGGTCAACTTCAACTTCCCAAAAAACATTCCCTTTGCAATCCTCATTCTCCCAGTGGCGGGTTCCAAGTTTAACCCACTAAACGCTCAATCTGTGCTAACGACTTACAAGGGGGATACCTTTGTAAGATCCTTAGACTTTAAACCTAGTATTGGATCTTTCATCGATAAAGCTCAGGGGACTAATCTTCAAAGATACAACTTGTACAATCGAGATGGCTCCACGAAAATTGGATTGGTTGAACAAGGGAGTGTTCAGTCGTTTGGTTATGATTATGACCCCTCTCGGTTCTACAATACTTTATACGATGGATCGTCTTATACCTCTAGCATAGACGCTGTATCGTCATTTGGTATCTCTTACCTTATGACGGAAGTGCTGGATTATTTGGCTTCAAGCACCACCTCTAAATCAATTACTTGGTTTGATGTATACCGAAGAATGCCATTTAATAGATTCTCAGAGCTATTCTACACAGCGCCAGGGGGTATATTTGATGACATCAAAGAAGGGTTTAGGCAAGGGTTGAAGCCAGACTTCGTGCTTAAGGGGCGTGGGGATCAGGAGTCCCTATTACTGCCTAGCGACTCCAGAACTATTATTGAAGTGGGGGATCGAAAAGATACCTCAAAAGAGAAACTAGGTAGGTAATGTCCTAATTTTTAATATTTTAAAATTATATAAATCGACTAAATACATATACCGGAGATAATATTATGCGTTACATTAATGTAGATGATCAGTACGTTAGCCAAATCCTTGAGGCTAACAAAACTTTTAAGAACACTGACGACCTCAACGAATCGACTGAGTTCGTCGTTGAAGAGCACGAGCACACCGAAGAAGAGGTTCATGCTTGCCCGCTTTGCGAGTCGGAGTTAGATGAGCCGATCTCGGAAGAGGCCATGCAAGAGTGCGTCGATTACATCGCTGCCGTCCTTAACGAAGCCCAAGAACTCTCGGAAGAGCTTGAGGGTGAAGATTACGAAGAAGAGCTTCACGAAGCCGATGATGAGGATGAGGACGAGGACGAGGACGAAGACGAGGGCGACGAAGAAGAAGACGAAGATAAGTGAGGTTAAAAGATGAGTGCTAGCACTAAAGATCTTTTAGCTTTATCGGAGTCCATTCTTGCTGAGACAGAGCCTGCTAAGGCGGTAGTCCCGGTTGGAGCAGATCCTATTGTTGACGATGGTCTCAAGGACGTTGTAGTTCCTGACGACTTCGTCAGCGATATCCTTAATTTCTCTGGTAGACTCAACGAGGCGGAGGCCCTTACTCCTGAAGAAGAGCCAGTTCAAACTTTGAACGAGGCAACTCTTACAGAAGAGAAGGTCCTCTCTCTCGTCGAGCGATTGAAGGCTCTTATCAATGAGGCTCGTGAGGTCATGACTGAAATGACCACCACGGGTATGATTGGTGTGGGTCCTCAAAAGAAATTGATGATGGTCAGGAAGCCTAAAAAAGCAAAAGGGAAGAAAAAAGGATGAACATAATTAACGTCCTACAGGAAATGGGCCGTGGGTCTTCCGAAGGCAGAGACAAAATGCTGAAGGGGCAAGGCTCCAAGAGGGCTGCGACCAAATCCAGGGTTAGAGTTTACGACTCTATCACTAATGCTTTAAAGAACGGTTATGTTGGTCAAATCTTTTCTACAAAGGATGCCAACAGACTTTACGTTATTACAAAACAAAAATGGGGTAAGGATGACGAGCAAATCGTTGCCGGTAGAAGTGCGAAAGGGTTCTCCCCCAGTGTCCCTTTCTCGGATGTAAAGAAATATGCCATTAGAACTTTAGTTCGTCATGGTAAGCAGAAAACACGTAGATACAAGAGCAAAGAGTTCTGGTCTCGCAAACAAAAATAGGAAGCAATATGTTACTCGTAGAATACACCGTTTTAGATGAACTTCAAGTGATCAATGAGGCCACTGCTGGTGGCGGTAAGAAGTTAAAGCTCAGGGGTCGTTTTCAGAAATGCGATGAGCAAAACAATAACGGTAGAATCTACCCTCGCAAGATCTTAGAGGGTCAGGTGAAGAAGATCCAAGAGAAGATCGGTGATCGCTCTCTAGTGGGTGCTCTTGACCACCCTGCCAACGATGCCATCCACTTGTCTCAAGCCTCGCACCTGATTACGGGCCTCTCTGTTGATAAGAGTGGCGATGTGATTGGTGAGTGTGAGATCCTCTCGACTCCTAATGGCAAGATCGTTGAAGCTTTAATTAATGACGGTGTGAAGATCGGTATCTCCAGCCGTGGTGTTGGTAGCGTCTCTGAGGGCCGCGAAGGCAAGATTGTCAATGAGGACTTCAAGTTAATCACTTTCGACTTGGTTTCGGATCCCTCGACGAAGGGTGCGTATCCTGAACTGACCGAATCGATTCGCGAGAACAGCGAGCGTGCTCAGGCGATTGTTTCTAAGCACAAGAAAGACAGAGTTCTGATGACGATGCTTGAGAGCAAGGTCAGTAAAGCTTTAGAAAGAGTTGACGAAGGTGAAGTTAAAAGAAGAAACAAAGCAAAAATGAGAAGCGGGTTAGCGAAGCTCGGTGCTGGAGCATTAGCTAAGGAAAAGCTTTTCACGCCTGCTGAAAGAGCCGGGTCGTATGAGACCTACCGTAAGCGTGGTGGTAAGGAGCAAACTGGTAATGTCGTTGGTAAAGGTCGAGCAAAGTTACGCAAGAAGTTTGGTCAGGCAGACGACGTTGGCACTATAGCGAAGAAGAAGATCGCGAAGGGTACCACAGGCGTTCCGCCTGGGCCAGGAGATAAGAAAAGCTCAAGAACAGCTATGAAGTATGGTTCTCAGAACTCTTCTACTGATATCTTTGGCAAAGCGATGCTCGAAGCCTTCAAGAAAGTTTGTTGGGGTAACCGCTACAATGAGGCAACGAGATTGAGAAAAATGAGTAAGGGTACACCCGAAGAACAAAAGCGTGCTCGCCAGGAAGGTGCTGAAATGGCTCGTAGGGTAGGGTCACATAGAAAAACTAATCGTGCGCTTAAGAAGGGTAAAGAAGTTACCGACACACGTTTCGCCAAACAAGTCGTTGAGGGTAAAATCAAAGATAATCCAGGCGCTTTCAAAAGAGCCAAAGCCGCCGATGATGAAAAGAAATCATACGTTCAACGAGATCAAGAAAGGCAGGCAAGACTTCAGCAAGTCATAGCTGATAATGAAAGACGACGCATCGCTGCCGGTGGTGCTGGTCGAGATCAGTCCAAGCCCAAAAAGAAATAACTAAACCC